TGTTTCCATGAGTTGACGGCCAGAACAAAGTTCCTTAACCAACGCATTGTTCATTGCCTCATTAGAAATCATAAAAAATAAAGCAGGGGGCAGCATTACTACCCCCCGCTAATTTTAATTAGATAGTAGCTCCAATTGGATCAATGATGTCCAGAGTGATAACAATTTGACCATCAAGTGACGAGTAATTTCCAGCGGCAACCGTCAAGATAACTGGGATTGCAGCAGTGGTAGGAATATCAATTGCACCACCAGCAACATAAGTAGCAAATCCAGTACCAGTGCTAAATCGAGCAGCAGTATCAACAGTTGCAGGAGGAACAGCAGAAGCAATGTGTTTTGCAGTAGTGCCAGTAATTCCTACCGACACAGCACCAGTTGCAGCAACGGCAGTTGTAGTGCCAGCGGTAACAAATGTTTTGCTAGTTGAGATGCTTGCACCACGGATACCGCCACCTTTAGGGATAATCCCAATAGTTTTAGTACCACCAACAGCAATTGCAGCAAGGTCAGCAGCAGTAAGCACAATTACATCCGTATATCCTCGTCCAGCTTCGTTATTAGTAACTTTCATATTTTTTTTAGTTTTATTGGTTAAGGATTAGTAGGAAATCTTGCCGTGTGCGCCTGGATGCTTACAAACAAGCGTACCAACCATATCAACAAATCCACGCTCGCCGCCACCTTGGTTTTCCAAACGAGTGGAACCCATAGGAATAAGCGAGTTGAATCCAAGATACTTAGGATTAATTACAAATCCCTTGTTGCCAGATAGGCAAGATGGGTTTGCATTAATGACGTTGACGATACCAAAATCGGAATCGTAAACTTGAACGGAATGAGTAACTTTTTTAGATGCTGCATCTTGCATGACGTTGTAAACAGCTTCAGAACTTGCAGCAGCAGAGCTACGAGTAAAGTTTGCAACAACCTTGCGAAGAGCAACACTTGCAAGCAACGTTAGATTATTAGCCTCTCCATTTACTGTGAAGATGGAAGCAATAATATCGTTAAACGTAGTTTCCGTAGGAGAAGCAGTCAAGATGCTGCCAGTAGGTGTACGGTATGCAGAAGGAACATCAGCAGGGCTAGCAGAAGCTAACCAGTTGCCAAGACCACGCAGTTTGTAAGGAGTTCCAGCACCATTCTCAACAGAACGATCATTATCCGAACAGATTGCGGCCTCTACATCACGTTTGAGTTCTCTCATGCTTTTGGCTTCCGCCTGGGCTACGTTTGCAGGGCCAACGGAGGTAACAGCTTGTTGCAAATTAGAAACAAGGAAGTCACGGCGAAAGATTTGCGTGTAGTTACCAAGACGAGCGCGGTTTGCAAACTTGTCATCAAACGAACTTACATCCACACCTTCGGAAATTCCTTCGGTAGATGGTGCGGCAAGTCCGTCCACAGTCCATTCGCAAAAAGTGCTGGTGGCTTTACCTTTAGAGCAAAGGCTAAGTAGTGGAGTTTCTTCTGGTGCAAGGAGGGTCAACTCGTTGCTAAGATCCTCACGGTTTGACACTGCGGAGCCAGTGCTGGTTTTGCCCGTTGGGGCATTTGGTTGATAAGTATTTGAAATGGACATAATATTATTTCGGTAAATTATTTCATTCTAGCAATTCTGGAAGCAACCCAATCTTCAACAGATCCTGTTGATTCAAACTTGTGGTACGCATCTTTTGTCTTTGCCTTTAAGCTAGAGTTAATCTTTAACGAACCAGAACCAACTGGGGAAGCGGGTGGCGACACCTTCAACTTATTCCCAGCTCCAGTTTGTATAGACTTTGCTTTTCCTCCAAAGATAGACTTTGATGCGTGTGCAAGGATGTATTCTATTTGTATCCCAATTTCTGGGATGTCTCGTTTGATTTTAGAAATTAGCGGGTCAGAAATTAGTGCTTTGTAGTTCTTTCCAATTTCGGATGTTTCGTCCGTAATGTCTGGAACTTCTTTTTGTGCTGCTGCCAAGTATTGCTGTTCCATCGCTCCGTACTCAGCAACCTTTGCAATCTCCTGCTGTCTAGCGGGGATGTACTTGGTAATTGCCTTTTTGGAATTTCGGTTAGCTAGACGAATTTTAGACTTGGGGAACTCTTTGTCACCAACAACGATAATATCGTCATCAGCATAATCTTGGTGTTCGTCAAGAATGTCATCCGTCATCTCCAACGTCCTTGCCATTTCATCATGGAATGATTTTAGTGCATTTAGATCTCCAATTGCTTGGATGTCGTCTGGCATTCTATCACCATTCGCTAGCGGTGCTGGCAGGGGTTGAGCAGCAAGCTTTTCCTCTAGGCTCCGCTTTTGGGCGGTAAGCTCTCCAATTCGTTGAAGTAGTCGGCTTTTACCTTTTTTGGCAAGTTCTTGAATCTGCTCTGTTGAGAGACTTAGCAGGTCTATTTCTTCATGCTCCTCTGGAGTTTCTTCCGATTCGTCATCAGATTCTTCAGTAGATTCCTCTGCGTCATCTCCGTCTTCTAGACTGGCAAGTTCAGCGTCATCAGTATCTACTGCCTCCTCCTGGGACTCCTCTTCCGTCTCTGGTGCAACTTCTTTCCCGATTCTACGAGCTACAAGCTCTTCAAATGAGATGTTATCTGACACTGATTGTGTAGCCTCAGCGGTGGCTTGATTGGTGCTATTAGTCATAAACGCTAGTTTTACGCCTTGCGTTGGCGATGCACGAAGTCAATCATTAAATCATTAGTGTGTCAAGTAGTTTAGTAATGTATCACAATACGCAAAAACCCCTAGATGGATTTACTCATCTAGGGGTTTAACACAACAACAATGAAACACACGAACAACCGTGCATGACTTTGTTATAACATGATTACAATGATGTCAAGACAAGACTGAAAGTAGTTCGTCAAGTGCTGCAATTGAACCAGCAATCTTCATAACGTCATTGGATGACTCTGCTGACCTAAGATCACCAAAGAACTTTTCACGTTCCTCGCGGACAAATGTTACAATTACTTTGAACTCGTCACGGTCACTAATGCCGTCGATTGCTTGTTGCAGCGTTGGTTTTGGTATTGGTGTCATATTATTTCATTGATTTGTCTCCCTTACATTTCCACTTGCGGCGTGACAGGTTATTTGGCGAGTTTTTATCGCTACGCCAGTCGCCTTTGATAGCATTAGATCTAGCACAGTATGAATCGCCTTTGGCTGTGCCAGGACGTATGCGATCACCACCGTCTGCCGCCTTACCTGCTTGACCAAACTTCACAGTTCTCTTGCGGCCCGTAGTGGGATTGGTTACTACTTTGGAAAACCGCTTTTCCATCACTTCTTGGGCTTGGGCTTAGTATGCGTCAATGGCTTGCTAGATGCTGTATGCTTTGCACCGCTGTGGACTTTACCGTCCATTTTGTGTACAGCACCAGTATGCAGCTTACCACTTTTAGTGTAGTGTTTGGAACCAGCACTCATTTTTTCTTAGCAGTTTTAGCTGAGTTTTTAAAGTCTTGAGCAGTAGGTGCTTTCTTGCTGCCAACTTTGTTCATTTTCTCTCCGCTACCTGCTGCAATACGTTTGCGTTTAGCTGCGATATTTGAATATAGTCCTTGTTTCATGGTGATTGTAAAAGTTTTTTGATTTCGGAAGCCACTTCATCGGAGTTCAAGTTACGGAGCTTATCATCGCCCCATTTGTCAATGTAATCCTCAGAAAGAATTCTCCAAGACCCGTTAGGGCATTGATAAATTTTTAACGTAAATTCCTTTCCTAGTTCTGCGGTTGCGTTCATGTGGCAAGAACTTTGGAGATTGTTCCAAGAATTGCAAGTTTTTTATTGTTCCATTCCTTGAGTTGTCATCCCACCCATTTGAGCGGGTGCAGTTCCAATGCGTCCGATCTGAGCGTTCTCCATTTGTTGAAGCTGGAATTGATATTGGCTGGCGTACTTCTGGAGACGTTGACCAAATGCTTCGTCAGACTGTGCGCGTTGTGCAATGTCTGGTTGCTCCACATATGATTGGATCATCTGCATTGCCATCTGCGCTCCGTTAGCTTGTGCAGGAACCTCGATACCAGCAAAGATTTTAGCAAGGTCATCTGTGACGTTCTTAGCTACCTTCTGCTGTGCTTCTTCAACTGGTTGCAACACATAGTCAGCAAAAATCGGATTGATGCTTGCTGCTGTAAACTCAAGTAGCTTATTGATGTCGATAACGCCATTCCTATCCATTTGCACCAACGATATCATGTTCTTCAGTTGCTCGGATGCCGTTTCTGGGTCACTCGACTGCGAGTCAAAGTTGACTACGATTGAGAAGTTTTCATCGGGACTTCCTTTCGTCATGGTCTGCGGGTTAGGATTACCCGTAACTTGGAAGAATACTTCATCTGGCCCCATACGTTGGTAGAGCTTCCATGACATTGTTAAAACGTCACGCACATGGTCTAGAAAACGTGATACATAAAACTGCTGCCTTGATGCTGAGATAGGATTGTCAAGGTCAAGACCAACAGCGCGATCCGCTTGCCTTGTCATTGATAGCTCGATTTCTATTGAGTTGTTATCATTTGGCGGGATCGGCCCCCAAGCAATTTCACCAAGGCGACGATATGGTACACGGACACCTGGCCCCCAGTCACTAGGAGGTCGTCCAGCAGGGTGCATTAAAGGTGGCAAGGTGGACATTGACGCACGATCAATACGAGAGTCTCGTTCTGTCTTAACTTGCATCTGTGCGCCCCTTAAAACGTCTGAGAACGTCTGTGTGTCGTACATCCGCTTCTGATCGTTTGACAACCTAGTCACAACAAACGGATAATCGTCATAACCATTCAGCAACTCATGCTTTGCGTAGTCCTCAGTCATCGGGTGGAACACGGTGCAGTAGATGCCTTCGCTTCCGTCTTCCTCGTCGATCAACCGCTGATATGCGTAAACTACCATCACAAGATCGTTGTCGTCTGTGATTGGTAGTCGCGTATTTTGCTTGATCTTCTCCCCATCGAGGTACATCGAGTCTTTGCCGCGAAGGTTGGAGATTGCGTTCTCAACCCAGTCTTTGTCCCATCCATCACTTGTGACCTTCTTTTCAAGTTCTTGGGCGGTAAGGAATGTCCTCCAGAAGACGTATGGTGACCTTTGTGGATCGGTAACGTATGCTGGGAATAAGACTTCGCCATCTGGGGCGCAAGAATGCACCATTGGGCAATCTACCGTTGTGCGAGGGATAGACACAGATGCAGTGCCTTTTTTCCGTAGGTCTTTGATAACCCTCGTTGCACGTTTCTTGGACAAGTCAGGGAATGCCGTAGCCAGCATATCCATAACCATCATATCATCAACGCCAGAGCTAATAAGTTCCGCTAGATCAGGGGAGACTTGCGCTATTTCTTGTATGGATACTTGTTGTAAGTATGTTCTTTTTTCTCGTTTCCAACCAACGTAAGATACCATCAACCCCTTCTCTAGCAGATAATTTGAACCCAGTTCCATCTCTTGACGGAAATTAGGTATGTATGAAGACCTCATCCATTTAAGGAAGCTCGAAACCATGCCAGCGCGGGACATGGATGCCATACTTGTTGGGAAAGCCTTAATGTGGGATCGTTGTAGTGCTTGGTCTAGGATAGCTACAAAAGCATTGATCCTTTCGCCAACAATATTAACCTCGGTATCACTAGCACCCGTCCAAGGGAAGGCATTGCTATCGTTTTTTCGTAGATCGTCAGTCTTCCCAGGCCATATGTTGCGTCGATCATTGTATGAACGCAGGCAAATCTCAAAGTATTCCTCAAGATTGAGCAAACAAGTATTATAAGCATCTGTCAAAGCGTTGATATTAGGCTCGTCCTCGGCGTAAATCATTGCTTCTTCGTCTTCGTGGGTCATGTCGCTCATAAAATATGTTCGTAATAATCTTCTGCGTCTTGTGACTTGATGATACCTACTTTAATGGTTTTGCCAAGTAGTTTATCTGATCGGTTTGCGTGACACCTTACAAGCACCTTTTCTCCATCCATCCGTACCGCTACCCAGCTTTTGTTTGGGCATAACATAATAACCAAGAATGAACCAACATAGTTGTCATCCAATGTAATTGTTTCCTCGGTTGTTGGCAATGGTTCTGATACCTTCACCTTAAATGGTCGTCCACGTTTCTTTGCTTGTTTTGTATTCATGTATTAGTATCCTCCAGAACCTTGCCTTGTGCAGTAAGACCTTGATTCATCAACATGGTCAACACCAGCAATAGCAGCATATCGCAATACGTCAATCGGATCTTTCCACGCTTCCTTTAATCCACCTTCGCCAGTGTACTCAGAAAGTGCTTGTATGATATTCTCGCAGTCAGAACTGACGTAGAAATGTGGTCTGTTTACTGAATCTATGGGTTTGGTTGTATCCCATGACATTTTTGAGATTAACGCCTGTAATCCGTCATCAATCTCCATCCCAGGTGCCGGTATGCAAATAATCTCCTGCTCGTTTAAATCCTCAATGATGCTCGATGAACTATCTGCTGCTTGGTATTTCGCAGCACCAAGCCTTGGGTCAATGAGTCGCTCAAATATTTCTTCACCTTCCTCAAGTTCTAGGATTGTGTCAACGTAGTCTTTTATGCCGAATCCTTGTCCTTTTGATCCTGCTCCACCAACCCACTTGCCTCCACGCCACTCAGCCCAGTCGCCAACGTCAACCCCAGGCCATTCACGGTACACCCAGTATGTATTTGACTCATCAACGGCAATCCAGCACATGAACCAGTTTTTAGCACCAGCGGGGTCGATAACGTGATACCTTGTGACATTGGTTGTTGGTATTTCTTGAGGTTTGACAACATTGACTTCCTTGTTGAATCGAGGAAACTTGGTAGCGTGTGATTTTACTGGTACTCCGTATGCTCGGATAAGTATTTCTTCCCTTGATCTGCCCATCAAAGTTTCCTTGATACGTTCGTAGCCACCAAACGGGTTGTCCTTAGAGTGGAAGTAATGGACGCTAGCATTACGCTTCTTGCTGCGTTGGACATACGGAACAATCTCATCGTTTAGCAACTCAGCTTTGACGTTCTCGATGGTTGTAGCACCGTCTAAATACTCTTTGATCACCTCCGTCCATCCGTCAATCGGTGTAAAAGTAAGTAGCAACTTTGAATTTCTAGTCGCAAGTCGAAATCGAAGTGTGTCAATTAGCTCGTTTCCTAATAAATATTCGTCGAGCCATACTCCGATATTGTGCCATTTAGGATCTTTGCTGCCAAGTTCAGCACCTTCTAGGATCGTCGGATTATTCTGATACTGTGAGTACGTCTTGAAGATGATCTGTGAACCATTAGGGAAAATCAACGAATTGTCAGTAAATCCGTTCTTCTTGGTGTACGAGATGTATGCGTTTGCTGATGTTTGCTTTGTACGCAACTCGTTTGGAATCCAGTTCCATACGGCACTTTGTTGCTGGCGTATGCTAACCTCCGACGTTTGTGAGAAGCAAAAGATTTCAGACTTAGGGTTTTCGATTGCAGCTTTGACCACGCAATAGGAACCCCATGCGGTTTTCCCACTGCGATTGCCACCAAGTGCCAGAACCTCAGAGACTTGTGAGAGTTGCTCTTCTGCCTTTTCCCAGTGTGGTAATCTAAATCCATATCTGTACGGATCTCTTTCGGCGTTATCAATAGCTTCGTGATAAACCTTATGGATGTCCATAAGCTCATCTGGTTCCATTGCACAAATCTCGTCGTCTGACGGAGGTTGCAATATTGCATGATTACGCCATTGCATTATTCAACAACTTCAACGTCAATTGCTTGTTCCTTGATTTTATTAGCAATGCGAGATTTTGCCTCAGCAATCATCTTGGCAGCATCGTCAATACTTGCACCCTTACGATGTTCTACGATTGTGCTTGCCATACCAGAAAGTTGCCCAGCTTTGTCTGTCATGATACCGATGGTCAAAGCAAGACGGTCTGGCGAGATCATCTTTAATTGCTCTGGGTCATTAGACAATTGTTCTGCTTTCTCGAACAAAAGATCCGTGTACTCAGCCGCAGCAATAGCGTAGCGTTTAGAGAACTCCTTACGCTTTGACTCAAGAGTGTCGTTATGCCGCCATTCTAGCGACCTTACTAACTCATGCGATACTTTGCACTTCTTAGCAATGACGCTAATACGTCCACCCTGTGCAAGCATCCAGAGAATCTGTGCTGCTACGTTTGGATTGTAATGCTCAATTGAGTTGCGCGGGAATAACTTCGCACGTTCCTTGACTTCAAGAAAGAACTCCTTAATTGCCTGTTTACTGTCAATCTCAAGAAGTTCGTTGTCGCTCATGTTGTTTTTACTTGTTGCTTAAAGAACTACTTATAGCTGACGATATGCTTCTGGCAAGAGCGGGATTGTTGTATTTCTAATTAAGGTTTTTTAACAGGCTTTTTATCAATCTCGTTTTGTGCGTTGGATTCGCTCTGTTTAATTTCGCTAATCATTTTAGTCATTGCTCCAGCAAAAGCTGGATCGTTACCCATGCCGTCAGTAATTGCAGAAACTCCAGCTTTAGTAGTCAACATTTTTGAAATCATACTTGAATATGCTTTCTCTGTTGCTGCTGACCCAACATCTCTAGCAAGGATGTCTAGAAAAGGTTCTAATGCTCCAATACCATATGCTGCTGACATAAGACGATTATTGACAAACGATCCAAGTCCTTGAGCAACATATGCTGAAACTCCACCAGCACCAACAACTGCTCTAACCTCATCTTTGCCCATTTTTTGTCCAGATACTTGTGATGCTTGAATCATTTTTTGTGCGGAGATGAATTTGTTAGTGGTATTCTCTCCAAGAACTAACTTCATCTTCTTTAATAATTCCCTGCCTTCTTGAGTAGATGCTTGTCCCGCAACTTGACCAACATCTTTAAGAAATCTGTCTGCATCAGGCATTGTTATGTATGGTGCTTTTGCAAGAGGTTTACCAGTTCCAGAATAAGAACCAAGAAGTTCATACATGAAGTCTTTAGAAAATGTTTTCCTTTCTCCAATCGGCATTGAATACCATACTTTGGAAACGCTTCCAGATGACACATCCGAAGAAATTGCAGAAGAGGCGAGTTCTCCATTTGAAAGTTTATCCCATCTGTTTTCCATTGCTAACCCAATGATTTTGTCATCAGCTAGCTTTGCAGATTCTTTTTCAAGTGCTTTTTTCTGAGCAATCGCAGAAATAACCTTTCTTGTTTCTGTGTCTCCAAGAGCAGATGACAACATAGAAACGTCTTCTTTGGTAAGGTTATCCAAATTTAATTTTTGGACTTGGAATGTTTTATTAAGTTCATCTAATTTTTTAACCATCCCAGCACCTTTTACATCTCCCCACAAGGTTGTTACCATTTCTGGGTTATATTTTATGCTTGTTGGCGAAATACCCGCTTTTGAAGTAAGTCCGATTTGTGAGAAATAAGCTTGTTGGAGTTGATCTCGTATTGCTGGTTCTGCTGAATTACCATTAGCATCTACTTTAAGACTTACGGCACGAAGAACATCTCTTACGTTTCTAGGATCAGAAATAGCGTTATCAACTATTTGTGAAGGAGTGAATCTAGCATCTCCCAGTGATTGTTTTAATATTGCTCCAGGCGAAGATCTTTCATAAAGCAATCTATCTTGAACATGAGATGCGTTTACACGACTCCATTCATCAGTCATTCCATTTTTCTTGGCAAGTTGATCAACATACTCACCAAAGTCTCTAGAGATTTTAGAAGCAAGATTCTTAGCTGGATCTCCTTTTCCTGCCGCTCCACCTTCTGGAACTGCTTCTGCCAATTGTTGCCTTAATGAAGAAATATCCTCAAATGTAAAAGCATCACCAGCAGTTGAAAGCCTGTCCAATTGATCTTGAATTTCAGGTGTCAGTTTTATTTCTCCACTTTGCAGTTTGTTTTTTAATTCTTTTGCTAAAGCAGAGTTTTGTTTCTGAGTATCAATTCTTCCAATCAAAGCATAAATGCCTTTATCATCAACTGTTTTAAAACCTTGTTCTTTAGCTGCATAAAGCAACGATGAGATTTTTCGTTTTGCTTCATCAAAAGAAACACTTACGCCTTTTTTATCCATTTCATCGTAGAAACCTCGATAATTTTTCTCGTTTATCTGTATTTCAGTTTGTTCGGCCTCCTTGAGAAACTGACTTAAAGTATTTCCTACTGGTTCTTTTTCAAAAGTAGGAACCTGCATTTGCTGCAACCTCCTATCAAAATGTTCAGTTAAAATTCTTTTTGCCCGTTCATCTTTACCAGTAATTTCGTCAATAAGACTTGATTGTTGTTGTTTTAATCTAGCAATACCAATTTGTGATACTTGTTCTGGGTTTCCTGATTCTTTCCACGCTTGCGTTATGAAAGCAAGTTGCTCCATATTTTTGTTTAACCTTGCAGCATTCTTGCTGTTTGGATACATCTGAGCAAGAGTTCTTTGTGCTTCTAGTGCTGACTCTCCAAATTTTGCTCCAACAGGAACTTTTATGTCATATCCTGACTTTGCAAATTCTTGTTCTGCTGAAATAAGTGTTCTATTTAACTCATTTGCAATTGGTCTACCCATTCTCCTAGATAAGAACTTTGCTGTTCCCGCTGTTGCAATATCAATAGGAAATAAAATTGCAGCAGTAAGACCTTG